ATTTCTTCATCAGAATCCATCATACGATCCATTTGATCTTCTAGTTTTAAAACTTGTTGTTCAATTCTATGTACTTTATCTTCATGCACCGCTTGGATAGTTGAAAGTTCAAAAGTTCTAGATAGACTCCAACCCCCTAATGCAATTAGGAGTCCAACCAACATCGTTAAAATTTTTTCCATCATTTTTGCCAGCTAAAAAGCCAGTCTATGAATTTCTTCCATAGGTTTTTGATCATGTTTTTTTCCTTCTCTGGTTTTACAGCTTCAGGTCCATGTACATGGCCACAATGAGGACATTCTCTTTTTATATTATACTCTGTGAGAACAAATCCCATTCCACAATTTTCACACTTCATCTTTTGTCTCCTTAACAAAACCCCAACTATTTTCTTTTTTAGTAGGACGTTTTTCTTCTATTTCGTAAAAGAAGTTATCAGTGTTTTCTGTTCTCCACTTACTACTATCTTCTACGTTCCAATCACTCGTCTGTACTTTCCAATCCGGAATTTCATCTTTCACCGTGAAAGAAGGTATGTCCCAAAGTATACGATTGTTAGGTTGTGCTGCATAATTACCATCATCTAATGCTAATATATGAGCGCACTTATGTTCGTGCGGTATTTCTGAATGATCAGTATCTACTATATTACTCTCTGGATGTGCCCAGTCAACAGTAAATAAATATTTACCTGCGTGCGTTTTTTTATCTTTTCCGAAGTATTTGCCGGCTTGCCCGTCTAAGATATCATAAGAAGTAACAGAAGGATAGTAACTAAAACAATTCCATAACTCCAATTCATCAAGCCTACGTCCAGGTACTTCTTTTGCTTCAAATTCTCTTTGTATAAATGCAGAGATTGGTAAGCGGTAGAAGACTGCACCATTTTCCATAATTGCATGGAACAGAAGCGGGCGACCAGTAATCGAAGCGAAGCCGAAGATAATACAATCTTCAACTTCACCATGATGAGCTTTAAGATCATAGAGATACTCTCTCCTGATCTGCGCATAAGTCACAGGTATATTCGCATTTAAATAAGCCATGACTTTTCATTATAATATTATTGCACCAATTATTACACCGGCTGCAAAACAAACAAGTTCTCTTCTGTTATGTAATTGCCAGATCATAAATTGATTTATATATTTTTTAATCATTATGTCCTCCTATTTTATTGTACCCCAGTTTGGTCCAAGTTCACAGTCTACTTTATTAGGCAACTCTAAGTCAACCGCGTTTTCCATTATTTCTCTTATTTTTTCTTGATTACCATCAACTGAAATATCTAATTCATCATGTATTTGAATATGGGGAAGAATTCCTTCTTTATATAAATCCAACATGGCTTTCTTGGTCATATCTGCCGCACTACCTTGAATTAATTTATTCAAAGCTTTGTATGTAAAAGCCCTACGTGTAGGATTGTTATGCCAATAATTTTTATGTGGATTTCCATCTGTATCTTTTATTAATTCTCCCTCTTCGTCTTTTAAAAATTCTCCCATCTGTTGAAGCTCTAACATTCTCTCTTGATCCTCAGCTGGTACGTATTTTCCCCAATCACTGCCACGTAAGATTGGCTCATATTTAGGAAACCTACATCGTCTCCCTAATAAAGTTTTAATCTGACCTTTAGTTGAACCTGCGTTCATAATCTTATTCATTAATTGTTTTACAAATGGAACTTTAGAATGATATCTATCAAAAAGTTCTTCGGCTTTAGATTTAGTTACACCTAATTCTGCTTGAAGCTTTGCTTTACCCATTCCATAAAATAATCCTAAATTAATTGTCTTAGCTTGCGATCTAGGAATGTCGGCCATATCGGCAACAATTCTGTGAAAGTCTGTTGAAGCATCACTCTCATAAGAGTCGGCAATAGTATTGACTGAGGGTAAACCAAATTTTAAAGCATAGTGTGCTACAAGTCTTGGTTCCTGTTGCGAGTAGTCAAAACAACCCCACTGGCATCCTTCCTCTGGAATAAATAAAGATCTAATTAATGGTCCTGTATCTGGATCTCGCGAAGGGATTTGTTGTAGGTTTGGATTCTGGTAAGAAAATCTACCTGTAACCGTTCCTCCATCATCAGATCTTATCTGATTTATTTCCGCGTGAATTCTCCCTCTATGTTCAAAATTTAAAATAGTATCTATAAAGGTTGTATTGACCTTGTTAATTTTTCTAGCTTCTGCTATCATCTTCACTATTGGATGTTCATGATTAGAAAGAAAATTTTTTGTAAATGAAGGAGAATCAGTTTTTGTCGTACGCTCGTAAGGTAATTTTAATTTTTCAAAAACTTTGTCAATCGATCTTGCTGCCCATATTTGAGTATCTACTCCTGTTTCTATTTGTACTTGGTGGATTAATCTTTCTTCTTTTCTGGTCAATTCTTTTTTTAATTCAGTCGCTCTTTGAACGTCCACTCTCACTCCAAGAAATCTCATGTCCACAAGACAAGGAAAAAGATCTGTCTCAAGATTAAATATATCCTGCAGATCATTTTCAATTAATAATTTTTTAACGTGTTGCCACAACTTAAAAGTTAAAGTAGCATCTTTCTCTGCATAAGCACCTACCTCTTGAGCAGGTAACATCCACATATCTTTTTTAGGATCAATACCTCTAGCTTTGGCTGCTTCGTTTAATGCTCTTTCATTTTTTCCTTCATTTAAAAAATGCCATGCTAAAGTATTTAAGGTGTAAGAGAATCTGTTTTCATCTAATAAAGAAGAAGCAATCATAGTATCAACGATTAAACCATTGATTTTTAAACCTAAATTACGAATCCAACATACGTCGTACATAGCATTATGAAATATTTTTGTAGCAGGGCACTCAAGAATATCTTTAAACCACTCTAAAGTTTTTGCCCTATCCATATTAGGTCCTTCTCCATGAGCAATAGGAAAGTACCAACTGTCATTATAAGTGGCAACAGCTATTCCTACTACTTCTCCTCTACCTACTACAGCGCCTGATCCTCGAGATTTTAATTCTGTATCACGTGTCTCTAAGTCAATTGCTATTTCGTCATGAGATCTTAAGTCTGGGTATTCGGTATGTGCAACCCATTCTGTAGCTGGTAATATCATTTAGTATCTTTCATTTTTTTAATTTCTAATTCACAGTAATGAATTATTTTTTCTAAGTCCTCTACTTTATTTTTAAATAAATATCTGCAAACATATTTTACAACGTTCCCTTGAAAGAAAGAAAGATTATTCTTTGAAATAAATTCATAGGGTTGAATTTTAAATTTTTTATAATGACTTCCTCCTACCTGCTTATCTTGTGGAAATGCGTCATCAAATATATTTTTATTGGTCATAGCTGATACTCCTTTAATTTCTTTTTACTTTTTAATTTATATAGATTATTTCTTGCTCTCGTAATGCCAACATACCACACTCTATTCTCTTCATCTTGTTTGTCAATACTTAATCTAATTCCCTTTTGAACTTTTCTTCCTTGATGTAAAGATAAAATTACATTATCCTCTTCTCCACCTTTTGAAGCATGAATAGTGGATAACCAAATTCTTGCTCGTTCATTTAATTTTTCCTCTGTACTTAATAAATTTCTTAAATATAAAATTTCTTTTTGGTCAGCTACAAAAATATCATACCAGGGAATCTTAGCGTCCCAATTTCCATTAGGAATATATTCTCTTACTTCATTTATTTCTTTAGATTCTAATACTCCTTCCATTGTCCATTTAGTATAGGCAACAGCCGCATTATGTAATCCTACCTTAAAACTTTTTCCTTTATTACTTTGATAATATAAATTTTTCTTTTTTAATTCTTTCATAATTTCCAAGAGATTACTTTTAGTTCTAGTGAGAATAAGCCACTTACCTGTGGTAAGATCAACTTGACCTAGATTACTAATCGTAGACGCAAGACCCTCTTGCGCTCGTGGAAGATATTCTTTATGTTTCCTGATGCCTGCTATACGATTCACTGGTATTTGTGATTCCTGTTGCACGGCTCTTGATATTCTACGCGAGTATCTTAAAACACGTTCCTTAGCTGGCTCATTAATAAATCTATTAACATCAGCTCCGGCCCAGGCAAAGATAGCTTGATCATCATCACCAGCTAGATAGATTTGTTCACAATGGTTTTTTAATTTATCGTAAAGTTTCCATTGCAAAGGTGATAAGTCTTGTGCTTCATCAATAAAGATGGCTTTAAAGGAAGGAATCTTTTCATCAGGTAAATCTAAAATCATTTCAATCATGTCATTAAAATCTAAAATAGAATTCTTTTTTTTAAATTCCTCTAAATTAAGTGCTATATGTTTTAACACATCCCAATCTATTTCTTTTTTATCATGCTCATTTCTATCAAACTCTTCACGTATACTAATTCCTCTATTAATGGCTCTTCCTATTAATTGAAAATATGGATTATCACATGTAAGAAAATGAGTTTCTTCCTCATTATATTTATCAGAGAAGTTTACACGAATGTTTAATTTTTTACCAAGTTCTTCATAGTGGTAGGGTTGCATAACTTGTTCATCAGTTAATCCAATTAAATGATAACAAAAAGCATGTAGGGTTTGAAAGTATGGAACTTTTTTGTCCGAGACACCTATTCGGTTTCTTGCTTCCCCCGCAGCCTTTTTGGTAAACGCAAAGTAACCTATTTTATGATAAGGTGTTCCAGTTCTAATGTAAGCTTTAACTCTTTTTAGGAGTCTAAAAGTTTTACCTGTACCTGGAGGTCCGTATATTTTATTTATCTTTTCCATTGGCTTTTTTAAATGAATCAATTAATTTACCATTCCATCCAAAATAACCATGATGAGTGGTTTCTCCATCGGCTACACCATATAATTTAAAACCTGCTCCTTTAATTAAATTACAGAAGTGAACATCCTCTCCCCACCACATTCCATCTTTATCAAACGTAGTATCCCAGAAATTATAAAAATAATTATTTGCTTCCGGTGATATTATTTCTTTTTGTTTTATTTTTAAATGAGGCAAGTCTTTCATTAATCGTTCATAGACACGTCTATGAATTAAAGTCATACCCGCAGGGCCTCTAATCAATTCAACCAATCCTTTATTATCAACATTTATATTTTGATGATCTTTAAATTCTACAGAAAATTTTACAGATTGATCTTGAGTTTTTTTTCTGTAAGGAACACAGATGGCATCTTTCTGCGCTACAATCATTCTTCCTACAATCCCTGGTTCAAATTCCATATCAGCATCAATAAATAATTGATAATCCATTCCCGATTCTAAAAACATTGCAGTCAATACGTTTCTTCCATATCCAACATACGGACTTTTAAAAGTATTAATGGTTGATTTTATTTTAGCTGTTGTAAATTTATCCATTAATTTAATTAATGATAAACATGTTGCTACTTGCATCGTATCATATGCAGGCATACATACAGATACACTTGGTACTGGTGTCGTCATACTATATTCTCCTTATCTTCTATTTGTATTTTCTCATCTGGAATTTCTTCTTTTTCCAAATCAGTTATTGGTAGTTTTAAAACCCTTAATGGTGGGAAAGATTTCTCATTTTCTTTTTTGGGAAATCTTTTTTGGCAATCAAAGTCTCCTTTGAAAAATTGTTTGATCATCGTACCTGTACGTGATCTATCTTTACTCCATTCATTTCTTCTTATCTCTTCATAAAATTTATCATAATCAAAGTAATAAAATTCTTCATCCTTTAGAACAGCACCACTTTTAAACGCAGCAAAAGTAGTAGCCTGAGGTCCATTTACATAATCAATGACATATTTTTTTAACATATCAATTGGATTAGTCCCTGCTACAGGTTTTAAGTTTTCCATGTTGGCCCAGAGGCCATCTAAAATTATTTGATACTCTTGATTTTTAATTATAGGTGGAAATACTGAAGTTTGCTCTGCAATTAAAGCTCTCATTTCTTTCATCTCAGCAATCTTTTTAATATGTTTTGCATGTACTTGTTTAACTTTCCCACTTTCTAAATTTACATTAACCATAAATTCTGGCTCGGGTTTATAATTAATTCTTATTAACCCAGATAATTCTGGCCAGGTGGTACTCCGATGGCTACCTATGCCATACTTTCTCCTTAAACAAGTTCCCTTCGCACAATAAGATGAAATAGGTAAGTCACTACATTTAAATCCTTTAGTTTCATTCTTCCAATATTTTATTTTTTCATTTACTTTACTATCTCCCCACACATCATCGTATTCAATATATTTTCTAGCTGCTTCTAATACTTTCTTTTCCCAAACCTCTGCAAATTTCTTTTTCGCAAACACCATATAGTTATATAAAAATCTATCTCTTTCATCTTTTAATTTTTTTCCACTCTCCTCAATCTCTTTACATATCATTTGAAGACATGGTGGTCCGTCATTAAATTCCTCTGGCCCACCTGTTATAATTTCATTTATTTTTTTTACACTTATATCTTTTAAGCTAGTTTTAGTTTGGAGATTTAGACCAACAACCTTTATAAATTCAGCAAGATCCATCTTAGTGCCGTCGGGTTTGTATGCCCGTCTTTCAATACTTTTGTAATAAGGAAGATTTATAAAACTTCCAGATGTTTTCTCATTATTTTGATTCATACCTAGTGTAGTTTGTTTAGGAAAAATTTCTGTATTGTGTGGAAGCTTAAATAAAAATAGTAAATTGGATAAGAACTCTCTTATTAAAGTAGTAGGAACTTTTTCTTTAGTAAAGACGTAAATATGAAGCCCTCCACTTTTAGATTCTATTGGAATAACTGGTAAATTTTTTTCATCGATAACTTTTAAATATTTTTGAAGATCAAAATTTTTATAATCTTTCGGATCAATATCTATTGCTCCAAAACTAGCTTGAGAGTTATCATCACACGCTTGGATTCCAATTGCTTTTCTTCCACCTAAATGATCTTCATAATCTTGGATAGTAATAGGGCGTTTGGCCCAACCATAATCACCTGGTTCAAATTTTAATTTACCACTTTCAGGTTCAATATAACCATTCTCAACGTTACAAAAACCAAAGTCTCTTTCTAGTCCATTAAAATATTGTGCAAATTCTTTCATATATTTTTTATAAGGGCGGATCCACTCTCGCTTCCCCGCCCTTCTTGCAAGTATCCCATAAGGGAATTAGACTATGTCCTGTTTAGGTTGAGTCTTATCGTATTTTGGTTTAGCCACCCCTTTAGAAACTGATTTCTGAAGTTGTGCCGCTACCTCATAGATAGATGCATCATCCTTATTAGTAACATCAAGATTTCTAACTCTTGATGGTTTATAGACATGCCAGCTTTTACTCCCCGCTGTTTTACCCATCGTGTTTAATTTATAAACCGCTGAATATGTTGCAGGATTAAAAGAGCCGTCTGAATCTGTGAATCTTAAATTCTTAATCAGATTATTCAACTCTCTAGCTGGAGTAAGATTAGAAGATCTCATTGGAACAACCGCTGGTTTTAACTCGTTACCCACTATTGCTAGTACATAAAAGTATGCAGTCTTCTCAACATAATTACCATTTGATAATCTGTATCTTCCATTTCTCTCCTCAACAGCATCATCTGGAATCTCTAAGTGAGTTCCAACTGGAGCAGAAGCACTATCGCCTCTCTCCTGCCATTCAGGATATCTAGTTTGTGCATGAGCCACTACTATATCAAGACCTTTATCTCCCTCAATCAGTTGCCCGAAGCCTGATGCATAGATCATTCCTGGTTTTGCCCCTGATACATGTTTAGGATCTCTCTCATTACATTCAGGGGAAAGTTGATGAAGAATTTTTAATATCGGAGTCGATACATCGTCCGATTTAATTTCTTCAGAACCCTT